CGCGCCTGTTACGCTCCGCAAAATTGGCAGTTTAGGTCAGGGAGGCTAGGTTTTTCATGGTAAAGGGCCGAAAACCGCTTTCTAACGCAGTCAAAGAGGCGTCCGGGGCTTTCGCCAAGGATCCACAGCGACGCAACGCAGACGAGCCAAAACCGAAGCTAGGCAGGCCAAAGATTCCCGAGGCGGTCGAGTCGGATCCAGCGGCCAAGTCTCGTTGGCATTGGGTTTGCGATCAACTCGAATCGATGAACCTTTTGGCCGAGACCGATCAAGGGTTAATCGCGGGCTATTGCCTGGATTACTCAATGATGCTTTCCCTGTGGGAATCGATCAAGGGCGGGCAAGTCTCGGACATGAACGCAAAGGGCGGCATAACGACTAAGCCCGAGGCGAACCAGTTTCACAAGTTCGCCGATCGATGCCTGAAAAGAGAGGCTGAATTAGGTTTGACCCCATCGGCTAGGTCAAGACTCAGAGCACCGCAGTCAGAAAAAGAGGATGAGTTCGATATTTGGCTCAAGCGCAGGACCGAAAGGAGACCGGTTTGATTTGCAGCGGCGTAAGTCTCAAGGTCGAAGAGTACTGCCGATCCATCGAGGATGGTTCGATCGTTTCTTGCGATCGCATTAAAGATGCGGTTATGCGATACCGCCTGGATTTGCAGCGACAGTCTACGCCAGACTTCCCTTACTACTTCGACCAGAATGAAGCAGAGGACGAATGCGACTTTTTCCCGATGGCGATTAAGCATACGGTCGGGGAGTGCGCTGGTAAGCCGATGATTCTTGAGCCTTGGCAGGCTTTTGGGACATGGAACATAGCAGGCTGGAAACGCGACGAGGACGGATCTAGACGGTTTCGTAAGGTGTATTGGTCGATGGCCAGAAAGAACGGCAAGACAACTTACATAGCGGGAAAGTGCCACTTCCACGCAATGGCTGATATTGACCCAGCTACAAACATGCCCGAAGCGGTCGGGCAAATCCTTTTGACGGCCACCAAGAAAGAGCAAGCGGATTTGGTGTACAGTGAATGCGAACGCATGGCTGGCAAGTCGCCGAGGATGCAAAGGCTGACAAGCATAAAAAACGAGAGGATAGAGTATTTGCACAGCGGATCGTATATCCGAAAGGTCGGAAGCGATAAGCCTTTCGACGGATTGAATCCGCATATCGTTGTAATGGATGAATTGCACGAATGGCGCGAGCACCATCGGAAATTCTACGATACGATGGTCACAGGCTCCGGATCAAGAACACAGCCGTTGCACATCATCATTACAACGGCAGGCGATGATAAACCGGGGCTATGGCTCGAAGAGTACAACTACGCCGTCAATGTCGTTTCAGGCATCCATAAAGACGATACGCTATTTGCCCTGATTTACGAACTTGATAAAAACGACGACCCAGGGGACGAATCGAATTGGATTAAGTCGAATCCAAACCTAGGCGTATCGGTCAAGGCTCAGTATCTTCGAGAGCGATGGAACGAAAGTAAATCAACGGCGATAGGTGTCAATCGGTTTACCCGATTTCACGGAAACCGCATCGTCTCATCGACCGAAAAAGCGTTCGACCTGAATGACTTCGATGCTTGCGTTGGGGCTCATAGCGATTGGAACGGGGCAGACGCTTTCGGCTCAGGGGTCGACCTTGGAGCACGCGACGACTTAGCAGCGTATGCTCTTTGTGCCAGATTCCCGATCGATACCGACGCCAAAGGCAAAACGGTTTTCCGGTACGAAATCAAGACGCGGGCATTCATCGCGGCAGACTCGAAGCGGGATTTAACCGCTATGCCATTCTCTGAGTTTGTCCACACCGAAGAGCTTTTCAAGTGTACCTATCCGATCGAGGATTTAACCGAATCGCTCATCGAAGAGATCGAGCTATACGGCATTGAGCAAGTAGCCTATGACCCGTACAACGGGCAACAACTAGGCGAAAAGATAGGCAAGGCTGGAGCGACGGCGGCTAGGATGGCACAAAATCAAGCCAACTTTAATGAAGCTATCCGCGACTTCATTCAGCTAATGAAGGACGGGCGGCTTGTGTTCCTAGAATCTAAGTTGCTTCGATGGTGCGCGAATAATGCGATGATATGCAAGGATCGCCAGGATCGGTGGATGTTCGATAAGGCCAAGTCGAAAGACAAGATCGACCCCATCGTAGCGGCGGTTATGGCTTACAGGATTGCTAGTTTGCAGCCTGAGCGTTCTTCGGGTAAACTTTACGTCACTTAAAGGGGGCTCGGATGAGTTTATTTAGCGTGTTTGCTCGATGGATGGGGCTAGACGATGACTCGTATTTGAGCGGGCGTAGGGTCGGCGTGAATGAGGCTCTAGGAGTCCCTCCGGCTTGGTACGCGCACAACAAGCTAACCGGAGACTTCGGGCGAATCCCTGTCGACGTTAAGCGGGTGGTCGGGCAGGGTTCGATTAACGATACTTTGCACGTTGGCTACCAGTTGCTCAGGGAGCAACCGAACAAGATCCAGGCGCCATCGACCTTTAAAGAGCAATTCTTGTCCCATGCTATTCTCAAGGGCAATGGCAGGGCGGCTATCATTCGCAACGCTCGGACGATCACGGAATTGATTCCCATGATGCCGGACGCGACCTGGACGATCATTCACGAGGGCGAAAAGTACCATATCACCAAGCCGGACGATCAGAGCAAAAAGAATCTTTTCGATGCTTACGATGCGGACTCGAACGGCTATCTAGTTTTTCACGATGAGGACGTTTTGCACGTTCCAGGTTTTTCCTTCGATGGCGTCGAGGGTATCGGCTTGCTCGATGTTGCCAACAAGACCTTCGCGACGGGCAGCGAAGAAGTTAATTTCAAGCTCAATCAACTCAAGCGGGGCTTTCGAGGCAAGCTATTCTTGGAGGCCCCATCGGGTGCGTTACGAAAGACCGAGGACGCCAAGGAATTCATTGACGAATTCAATAAGACCGAAGCGGGCAGCGACAACGCGGCCAAGGCTGGCCTATTGCGCGAAGGCATCAAGGCCAACGCGGTGAGCATGAACAACAACGACGCCCAATTCGCGGCGTTGCAAAAGCTAACCCGGCAGGAGGTCGGTATGCTCTTTGGCCTTGAGGCGATGCCAGGGGACGGCGAATCGAGTAGCTACAGCACAAGGGAACAAAGCCAACTAGCTTACCTTCAATGCCTGGATCATTGGCTAGTCAAGTTCGAGGAGCAATGCGATATGAAACTCCGAACGCGACGCGAAAAGAATTCGAGGGAGGTTTATTTCAAGTGCAACCCGGCAGCACTCTACAGAACTGACCTAGCAACGACAATGGAATCGTTCAGCAAGGCGATTGCATCGCGGATAATGAACCCGAACGAATGCCGGGCCAAGCTCGACTTGAATCCTTACATTGGCGGCGATGAGTTCATTAACCCGGCAATAAGCACAGCGACCGGGGAGCAATCGCCAGACGAGGCAGAGGACACGCCGGAAGACGATCAAGAGGACTCGCAAGAGGACACGCAAGAGCAAGCTCGAAACGATCGAGCCGTCGAGCAAATGCTACGCGGGCTCATCAAGACCGAAGGCAACAACGCTATCAACGCATCGAAAAAGGCTCAATTCGTCGCTTGGATTGGCAAGAAGTACCCGCAATGGGAAAATAAGCTAGCCGACAAGATCGAAGCGATCGGGCTCGACCGTGACCTAGCAAGGCTCCATTGCGAGAAATCGACGCAGATTCTAGCGACTTTGGCGGCTCAATACGGTGGCGAATCGCTACAGAAAGCCGTCGAAAACGAGGTTAAAACGTGGGAAAACAGGCTATTTGAACTGAAAGGCGCGAAATAATGATCGAAGTCAAAGCAGAAACCAACGAAATCCTTTTGAGCGGTATCGTTGGCGATGGATGGGATGAATTTCCGATTACTCAAAAGGGCGTCGTTGATGCGTTGCGTTCTTTCGGATCCAGTCCGGTGACGATCCGAATCAACAGCCCAGGCGGCGCGGCCGATGAGGGGATCGGCATTTATAACGCGCTTCGATCACACGGCGGGGAGGTTACAACGATCAACGACAGCCTAGCAGCGTCGGCGGCTAGTGTGATTTTCTTGGCTGGCAAGAATCGCCTCATGGCCGATGGATCGCGGATTATGATCCATCGAGCAATGGCCTTCGCGATGGGCAACCAAGACGAGCTAGGCAAGGTGATTTCGGCGTTGAAAAGCTATGACGCGTCGCTGGTTGATATCTACCG